TGGTTGAACTGGAGACCCCTGCGCGCGTGGTCCCGCCACAATATTTCGAGGTGGTCATTCCCAGTGTGGCCCCGGCGAACCAACTTATCGCCTTCAGGACCCGCCGACTGGAGGAACTGGGCCTAGCTATAACACCGATCCCCTCGGTCGTTATTGCGATGCCTGAGTTTGTTCAACCGGCCAGTCCTGTGATTCCCTCTCGTAGGGGGCAATGGATCAGCGATGCGGTGCCGCCGTTGGTGGGTATTCACGGCTATCTCCCGTTCCCCTGGGTCTCCCAGACTCCTGTGGCCGGCGAACCCTATCGGATTGAACAGGCCGCATTCCATCAAGCCCTCTTCGAGGCGATTGAACGGGCGGCACGCTTCAAAGCCAAGGACCGCCCCTTCAGAATTGAGTTTGAGAAATGAACACCTTTAGCAAGCAGCCCGCGGAGACCTATACGATTGCCGTGGATTTCGCGGGCAAGTTGCCCACGGGGGCGACTCTGAGCACGGGGACCGTGGCGCTGTTCGACCCAGCCGGGACGGATCTGACCGGCACCATGTTGTCCAGTGGCACGGCAACCGTGGCGGGTGATGAAGCCAGGATTAAGGTGATTGGGGGCACGCATGGCGTGGACTATCGTGTGCGCTTTCGGATGACGCTGACCTCGGCGGATGTCTTGGAAGAGGACGTGCGGATGCGCGTGGAGAATCAATAATGGCGTTAGCGGGCACGCTTCTATCTTTGTCAGTCGTCAATATGCCGCAATTCCTAAAGGCGACGCTCGACGCACCACAGTTGCAACTCAAATATATGCGAGGCGAATTGAATCGGGGCGTGAAGCGGATCAGGAAGAACTTCATCCGTGCGCAATTGCATGGACCTCCTGGGATTCATGCGGAAGGCAAACTCTCGAAAGGGAAGAACATCTTCACCTTCGTGAGTGGGAAATCTCTCGCCACATTGGGGGCCAAAATTGGGATCTCCCGTATTCTGCATGTCCATGAGAAGGGGCTGACGATTACGACCGAGAAAGGCGGCTATCTCGTTCTCCATGCGAAAGGGACAGGTCCGGTGGAGGACCGTCCTATTTTTGCTCGGACAAGACAGGTGGTGATTCCTGCGCGATTAAAGTTCCGTCAGCAAGTCCAGACCGAGACGCCCGCCATGTTGGTGAAGGTGGGAGAAGCCGGAACACGGGCGACGGTGCAGACCTTTAAGAAGGCGATTGGATGACATGGATTCAGTACAGGAGCAGATCGTGAAAAAGATCGTGGCGGCGCTGGGGCAGATCTCCACAGCCAACGGCTATGCCAACACCGTGGCCTCCGTACAACGCCTGAATCAGGACGGTGTGGATCTCGCCGTCGTGCCGACGATCCTCGTGAAAGAAGGAGAATGCGCGGTGGAGTTGGGGCTCTCGGTCGCGCCCTCGATTCGTCGGCGGATGGAAATCCTGGCCGTGGCGATTACCCGCCAGGATGAAACCGCGACGTCTGTGGATCTGCGAAGCGGGGGGGAACAGTTGAATAGTCTGGTGGCGGACATTGAGCGCATGCTGGCGGCTGATCGTACATGGAATGGGCTGGCGATCACGACTGATCCGCCGAACTATTTAGAAGTTGAAATGGACGCGATGACGCCGCACTTGGCCCGGGCCGTGCGGTGCGAAGTGGTCTACGAGCATCTTCGTGTTGATCCTTATACTCAAGCATGATACTGATGACGCCGGAAACGAAGGAACTATGGGGGACCATCATTCGGCATTTGCTGGGCATTGTGCGCGCCCTCGAAACATGGGTGATGAAATCATGACGACCGCATAATCAATCCGCTTCGAGCACGCTCCTCAGCCACGCCACCGCCTCGCTGAGCCAGTCGCCTCCTCAAGCCTAACGTGAAGGAGGATGCACATGGCGAGCGCAGCAATCTCAGCATACGGCACATTACTCAAGAGAGAAACCTCCTTCGGCAGCGGGACCTACGTGACCGTGGCCGAAGTGAAGTCCATGACGGGACCCACGATGAGTACCGATGTGCTCGACGTGACGACGCATAGCTCGGCGGCGTCAGGGGCCTGGCGGGAAAAGCGTCCGAGTTTAATTGATCCTGGAGAAGTCTCCTTTCCCATCAACTTTGTGCCCGCCTCAGCGGGCCATAAGGCGCTGCTCGCCGATTTCGTGGGCCGCACCCTTACGAATTACAAAGTGGTCTATCCTGATCCAGGGTTGACCGAGCACGCCTTTCCCAATTGTTTCATCACGCAATTTTCGATTAAAGCGGAAACGGAAGGCATTTTGGAAGCGGACATTACTCTGACGTTAAGCGGCGCACCGACGTTCCCTGCATAAGTTCATTTCTTCTGACACGATAAGGAGGCACTCATGGCACGGAAGCAAATTCCCATCATCGTTCCACTTGGTCCCTATCCCGCGTTACCAGTGACGGCCACATCGCTGAACTTTGTGTTCACGACCGCCGACAGCGTGAACTTCGATCAATTCAATTTCACCGGTCGTGAACTCATTATTATCCGCAATTCCACGGGCGGTGCCCTCACCGTGACCCTCGAAAGCGCCGTCGATCCACAAACCCGTTTGGGCGACATCACGACCTATTCCATCGGTGCGGGCCTCTTCTCCATCTTCTGGGTCGGCAATATCGTCGGGTGGAACAATGCCGGACAATTCTTCCTCCGGTCCTCGGCCTCCACGATGGATTATGCCGTGGTCCGGATACCGGGCTAATCGAAGGGAGACATGATGGATTCCACGAGTAAGGGAGGGCTCACCCGTGAGCAGATTTTGGGCGCGATTGATCTCCAGATCGAAGCGGTCCCAGTGCCCGAATGGGGCGGGATCGTCTATGTGCGCAATCTCAACGGGAAAGGGCGCGATGCCTTTGAAGGGTCGCGCATTCGGATCAAGGACAATAACAAAGTCGAAATGGTGCATGACAATACCCGGGCCAAATTATTGTCGCTCACGATCTGTGATGAGAAGGGCGTCTTGCAGTTCTCGGAAGATGATGTGGAGCAATTGGGCGAAAAGAACGCGAGCATCTTAGATCGTCTGTTTGACGTGGCGCAGCGCATGTCCGGGCTCAGGCCGCAGGACTTGGAGCTGAAAGTAAAAAACTCCGGGGCCGCCCAGACCGTCAATTCCTCTTCCGTCTTGCACTCGCGCTAGGCCGCACGGTGGCCGAATTGCTGGTGACGATCTCTTCAGAGGAATTGCTCGAATGGGCGGCCTACTACCAACTCGATCCATTCGGAGGGCCGCGTGGCGATCTCCAGGCCTCGATTGTGGCGAGCACGATGGCGAACATTCACGCCAAGCGCGGGCACCGGTTTACCCCCAAAGACTTTATGCCTGATTTTACGAGTCCACAGGAGTCTCCACGGATGACGCCGCAAGAAATTCATGCGCGATTGGACGGGATGATGAAGAGGCGCACGCATGGCTGACATTGGCTCCCTCATCGTGAAGATTGGGGCGGATGCGAGCGAATTCACCAAGGCCATGGAGCAGATGGGTGGCTCGGCTAAGCAATTTCAGCGCGGCCTAGAGACCATCAGCAAGGTAGTGTCCACAGCTTTCTTTGCCGCCACCAGTGCGGCGGTGGCCATGACGATTGCGGCAGGCAAGACCGCCGAAGAGACGGACCAACTGGCTCAAAAAACTGGCATTGCGGCGGACTCGCTCGAAGGCATGACGGTCCTCATGACCCGGAATGGCTTGAACGCCCAGAGCATGGCGCAAGCCGTGAAAGGCCTGTCCAAGGAAATGGTCGGCGTGCAGCAGGGGACCGCGTCCAGCATTAAGCTCTTCCAAGATCTGGGGCTGAATCTTGCCGTGGTAGAGAAGGGCACGGGAGCCACCTTGCGGGCGATTGCCGATCGGTTCAAGGAACTGCCGGACGGCGCGAACAAAGCGCGTATTGCCGTGGAGTTGTTTGGCAAGGCCGGACTCGACTGGATTCCGATCCTGAACAAGGGATCGGCAGCGATGGATGAGGCCATGAAGAAGTCGGCAGAATTCGGTCTCGTGCTCTCGGAGACCGCGCGCAGTAACTTAACGGCCTTCGACGATGCGATGGACGATATGCAGTCAGCGTTGAAAGGCTTCGCGATGCAAGTCGGCGTGGCCTTTGCGCCCTCGGCCATTATTCTTGTGCGCGCCTTCACCGATGTGATTGTGTTCACGAAAAACATCTTCAATCAATTATCTGATGCTGGCTCAACGCTCTCGATTCGTCTTGCGGCCATGGTCGCCTCCGTGCAGATCCTCTCCTCGACCCTCTTTTCCATGAATGCCTTTTCCAAGGCCGCCTGGGAAGAAACGCTCCATCATGTCAAAGCCATTGACGCCTGGGCGGCGGCAGAAATACAGGGCGTGGAATCTGCGCGCGCCGCCAATACGGAACTGGAGGCGTTGGCCTTGAACCACCTGAGCGCGTCGCAGGCCGTAGAAACCCATACCGCCAGTCAGAAAATCCTGGGCGAGCAGATCGTGTCATTTACGAAGATTCAATTGCAGCAGGCGGAAGCCGCTGGCAAACAACAAGAACGACTTGGCGCAAACATTGTGGCGACCTCCAAGATTTCGCAGGAGATTGCGCAAGAGGAAGCCCAAGCCTGGGTCGAGAGTTATCTGGTGCAAGAGACGGCCTCAATGGATCGATTCAAGGCGGAGATCGATGCGCTCGACCGCAACGAGGAAGCACAAGGCCGGTTCATTGTCGAGCAAGCGATCGCGGCGCAACAGGTGAAAGGGTTCTGGACGACGCAATTGGAGGCGCTAGTCGCGAGCAATGCCTTCTCAGTGTCGCAGATCGTGACGACCTGGACGAGTGGCCTAGCCAATGCCATCGTGAACGGCGGGAACTTCGTGCAAGCCGCGTGGAAATCGACGCAGCTTGCGATCATTCAAGGCGGCTTGAATCTGGCGGTGCAGTGGGGGGCGCAGCAGGCCTTAATGGTGGCGCAGACCGCTGGTGCAGCGACACTGACGACGGCCATCTGGGGCGGGGCAACGACGGCGATCACCGGCTTCTTTGCAGCGACCTCCGCGGCGTTCACCGCCATGGTCGCGAATATGGTCGCCATCATGACGGCGGTGGGCGAGTTCGTCATGGGCGTGCTTTCGGCGATTGCCGAGGCGCTGACCGCGACGGTCTTCGGCATTCCCTGGGCGGGCGCGATCGTGGTCGGGATTGCCTTGATTGCTGCCGCACTGGCGGCAACCGGCAATCTTGGCTTCAAAGAAGGTGGCATTGGGGATTTTGGCAGTGGCACCGCCGCAACCTTGCACGGGCCGGAAGCGATTATCCCGCTCAATAGCCGTGGGGCTGACTTTCTTCATGACGTATTCGGGATGGATGGAAAGGCTGATCAGATTATCCATACGCACGTCTTTCTCAATAGGCGGCAGATTGCGCTCGCCATAAGCGATGAGACGCCAGGCGCCTTGCGCACGATGGGAACCTTGTAATGCAATTCGCAGCGGGCACCTATGGCAGCGACAGTCTCGGCTCGATCCTGATCGATCCCGGGGTGAGCGATGATACCGCCTTCCGCCCCATTCTGACCGAGCTGAACGGTATGGATGTGCGGGCGTTCATCGCCATGGATTCGCTACAGATTCAGGACACGCTGGGGCAACCAGTCACCGCCGCCTTCACCATGATTCAACCCCCGATGGAACCCGTCGTTGGCGATCGCCTCCGCATCAAGTATTTTGCGCAGGTGATTTTCGCTGGCACGATCGACCATGTGACGAAAACCACTACGGATCTCTCGACAATTCTCTATCAGATCGATTGTCTGGATTGGTCCCAAATCCTCTTTCGCCGCAAGATCCGACGGACGTTCTCAGATTTGACCATCGAGAATATTCTCGATTCCATCCTGGCAAGCGAGCTGGCGAATGAAGGGTTCACGAAAGGCGTGATCGATAGTGCCGTCACGCTCACGCTCGTCGATGCCGATGCGGCGCGGGTCTTTGATGTCTGCCGCGATATTGCCGGGGCCACTGGGCAAACCTTTTACGTGGATTTCGATCAGTCCCTGCAAATGCGCAG